TGGTAACATTAATCTAAAAGATAACCAAACAAACAAAGAATATATGATAGTACAAGAATCTGATGATGATTACTTTGGTGAAGATTATGACATGGAAAACATGGGTGAATTTGGTGAAGACGCTGATGACGCTTTAATGAACTTAGAAATGGAAGAAGATGATGATTTTTTAAAAGGAATGGGCGACGAACTTGAAGAAGAAGATTTTTATTCTGAGAATGATTACTCCGGAGTTGATGGTGGAGTAGTTGAAGATTATTCAAAGATTGATAACGTTTTTAAAAGAGCATTCGAAAACGAATCTTACGAAGATGGTGGTGAAAATTATGATTTAGAAGAAGAATTTATCTATGAAGTTGAAATGGATGAAGATGATTCTGATTTAGAAGGTACTGAATTTCCTGATGATACTTTAGGTAATGATGGACCGGTAGGTGGTATGTATGAGTCAAAATCAATCAAACCTAAAGGTAGAGGTATGGGTTCTCCTAACAAATTTAAGTATTCTTCAAAACCTAATCAAGAAGGTGGATTCAAAACTGTTAATAAATCTCCTAACAAAACTATGGGAACAGGTAAAGCTAAATTTACTTACAAAGATGGTGAAAATTTAGACGGTGAGTTTAAAATTAAACCAAAATCTACTAAAAGAGGTGGTGAAACAAGTGAAGCATCAAGAACATTAGGGGCAGGTAGAAGATTTGGTAAAAATGGATTGGACAAACCAAAAGCAGCACCAAGACATCTTAGAACAGAATCAACAGAGGTTGAACTTGAACTATTACGTGAAAAAAATAACGAATATAGAAACGCATTAAACGTATTTAGAGATAAATTAAATGAAGTTGCAGTTTTCAACTCAAACTTAGCATACGCTACTCGTTTGTTTACTGAACACACGACAACTAAACATGAAAAAATAAATATCTTAAAACGTTTTGATACAGTAGAGACTATTAAAGAATCTAAAAATCTATATCAATCAATTAAGCAAGAATTAAATAAAGATAATTCAAGCAAACCAATTAACGAATCAATCGAAAGAAAAATTGATAACTCACCTTCTACAGGTTCAGCTATTAATTTGATTGAATCAAAAACTTATGAAAATCCACAATTCTTACGAATGAAAGATTTGATGAGTAAAATTAAATAAAAAATAAACTAAAAACAAATAAAAACAAAAAAATCACAATGGGTGCATTATTAGAATCAGGTCTTGTTGGTAACATCGGTTTAAAACACTTAAAAGTTATCAAAGAAGATACAATCAACAAATGGGACAAATTAGGTTTCTTAGACGAATTAAGAGGTCACTTGAAAGAAAACGTAGCTCAGCTATATGAAAACCAAGCGTCTTTCTTAATCAACGAGGCAACTTCAGAAGGTTCAAACGGAGCGTTTGAAACTGTAGTTTTCCCAATCGTGAGAAGAGTATTCTCAAAATTATTAGCGAACGATATCGTATCAGTTCAAGCAATGAACTTACCAATTGGTAAATTGTTCTTCTTTGTTCCTAAAATTCAAGGATACAACGGAGCAACTGCAAGTGGTGGTCAACACTTCCAACCAATCGGAGCACCTGGGTCAACGACTGACGTTAATTCAGGATATAGTGGAGCTGATGCTTACGGTAAAAATCTTTACGATTTATTCTATGAAGGTTCTGAACCAAGTTTAGACCCAGCAGGTTTATTCGACTATTCTAAAGGTGCTTGGACTGCGGTAACAGCGTCTACAAGAGTACAAGTTTGGAGTGGTTCTCAATTAGTTGATGAAACAACTGAATTAGATAACGCTACTGTAAGAAAAGTGATTATCAAATTATCAGGTTTCTCTTCAGTTGGTGATGGTAAATTAATCGGTCCTGATGGTCACGAAATGGATACAGAAGCTTTCTTATCTGACTTAGTTATCACTAAAGGGTCTGGATTATCAGTTTTCTCAGGTTCAGCTTGTTCAGTAGCTGCAAGTACACCTTTATTATTTAGAGTTGTTACTCAACAATACGGTAAAGGAATTGTTCAATACGGTAGTAAAGTTAACACAACATTTGGAACAGGTACTGGTAACAGTAACGGTGGTTCATTCTACGATATCTGTGACGCAACAGGTGTTATCTATTTAGAAGTTGATTTATCTTGTCCTGCATGTGTTGGATGTGGTGCTGATACTTTAGATGGTTACACAGGTACAACAATTACATCAGCGGCAACAACAACTTCATTCGTAGCAGTATTTAAAAGATATGCTGAGTTAGAATTTGAAGACAAAATTGGTGAGGTATCTTTTGATTTAGAATCTGTAACAGTTTCTGTAACTGAAAGAAAACTAAGAGCACAATGGTCTCCTGAATTAGCTCAAGACGTTGCGGCGTTCCATAACATTGATGCTGAGGCTGAATTAACAGCTTTATTGTCTGAACAAATCGCTGCGGAAATTGACCGTGAAATCTTACGTGACTTACGTAAAGGTGCGGCTTGGAACTTACGTTGGGATTACAACGGATGGAGAAGAGTTAACGGTTTAACTACATCTTACACTCAAAAAGATTGGAACCAAACGTTGATTACGGCTATTAACCAATTATCAGCACAAATTCACAAATCTACTTTGAGAGGTGGAGCTAACTGGATTGTTGTTTCTTCTGAAATTTCTGCAATCTTTGACGATTTAGAATACTTCCACGTATCTAACGCGTCTCCTGAACAAGACCAATACAACATGGGTATTGAAAGAGTTGGTACATTAGCAGGTCGTTACCAAGTTTACCGTGACCCTTACTTCCCATCAAACACAGTATTGATTGGACACAAAGGAACATCATTGTTAGACACAGGTTACATCTACGCACCATACGTACCGTTACAATTAACTCCAACAATGTATAACCCATTCAACTT